ATGAATTATTTATCACTGGTTTACAAATGGAAGTAGGCTCACAAGCCACACCATTTGAGCATAGGTCATTTGGGGAGGAGTTACAGCTTTGCAAAAGATACCTAAGCCAAGTTAGTGAAGCTAGTGATAATACTCCAGTTCATTTAGTAGGTTATAATCAGGCAGGGGGTGCTTGTAGATATTCATTACACACAGAAATGAGAGCAGCACCTACAGTAACAATAACTAATATGGTAATTTTTCATGGTTCTGGTACTGAAACAAGTATATCTTCTGTAGATAGCCAGAAAACACAAGGTTCTATTACAAGTTTTAGAGCAAATCCGTCTGCTTCGGTAACAGCAGGTGATGCAGTTGCTTTTTATACAAGTGGCACAAACGCATCTATTAGATTTGATGCAGAATTATAGAGGTGAAAATGAATATTACATCTGTAAAATATACAGCTAGTGATGAAGGCAAAGGTCTAATAGTAGTTTCAGACAGTCAAACATTATATGTACCACTAGACCCTGCAAACAGACACTACCAAGCAATCCAAGAATGGGTAGCTGAAGGCAACAAGATAGAGGATGCAGATTAATGTTGGGTCACTCTGCTATAGCCGAAGCTGCCATTGCAGATGTTGGTGGTAATTTATTAGCGGCTACTGCGGAATTAAATGGTGTTGCATCTAAGACATCTGTAGGTGTTGGTATATTAGCTGGTGTAGCAGATCTAAGTGGAGACTTTACACAAACATCTACTGCAATATTTATTGGCTCTGCTTCTGCTGATATAAGCGGAGACTTTACACAAACGACTGCTGCAAACAGATTAGATATTACGGAAATAAATTTAAGTTCTAATTTTATAAAAACAGCAGATGGTACATTAATAGCTATCACATCAGCTACAGCAGATTTGAATTTTACAAAAACATCTTCTGGAGATATACTCTACATAGAAGTAAATGCAGGAGCAACAGAGGAAACTTTTACAGAAATAACTCCGAGTGGCACAGAAACATGGACAGAGATTACGCCTAGTGGCACAGAGATATATACAGAAATAGTGAGGTAAACATGGCAAGTACATACACAGATAATACTGGAATAGAACTAATAGGATCTGGTGAACAAGCAGGTACTTGGGGTAATACTACAAATAATAATTTAAAGATTATAGACAGAGCTTTAAACGGATCTACAACATTAACAATCTCAGGTAATACAACACTTACAACAAGTGATGGTACATTATCTAATGGACAGTTTAAAATTATAATATTAGCAGGTTCACCATCAGGAGCATTTAATCTAACTATAGATCCTAACGATCAACAAAAATGGTATTTTATTAAGAATAGTAGCGGTCAAACTGCTACAGTTAAACAAGGTGGTGGTAGTGGTAGCACAGTTGCAGTTGCTACAGGATTGACTGCAATACTATTTGCAGATGGAACTGGTGCAAATGCCAATGTAACATCCATTGCTCCAACAGATCTAGTTGCAGATCCGACTCCCCAGCTTGGCGGAGACTTGGACACGAATGGAAACGCAATATTATTTGGTTCTAGTAAATGGGCCATATCATTAGACACTGGTGATAACGAACTATTGTTCAAATATAATGGTACAACAGTTTTTAAATTAGGATCTAATGGTGCAGTAACATCAGCTAACAATGTAACAGCGTTTGGAACAAGTTTATAATGACATTACAATCTAGTGGTGCAATATCATTATCAGATATAAGAGATGAGTATAATAACGGCTCGTCTGCACCTATTGATATAGATGATTATTACAGAGGTGGTTCTTTAGTTAGAGCAAACGCATCTAACAATACAGCTACAAATTTATCAGCAGATGTTCCAACAAGTGCAAATAGCAGTCCATTATCTATTAATGATTTTTATGGACAGAAAAGAGCATTTAGAAAAACTTACTCATCTACTGCCACAGATCAGAGTGGAGTTGGTGTTTTTGGTGATGACTTTGCAGTTAACTATCCAAAAGAAATAGTAATTAATTCATCACAGACTGTGGGTGCAACTAGCACTTCTGCTCCAGCATTAAAAATAGACAGCACTGGTGCAGGCACGATAACCATAACTAATAGTGGTAGTATAGAGGGTGCTGGTGGTGCGGCAGGTGCGGCAGGTGGTAATGCTCTGCAAGTTGATGGTAGTGTTGCAGTGACCCTTGTTAATAATGGCACAATCAAAGCTGGAGGTGGAGGTGGTGGCACTGGAGGCACTGGTGGTAATGGTGTTTTTACAGCAAATGCTACATTTTCAAGTTTAGTAGATGAAGGTGGTGGAGGCACTTCAACACCTCAAAATAATCAACCAACTTGGATGAATTCAATTTATACAAGTGCTGGTAACTTAGATGGTGGTGTAGGAACAGTTGTAGAAAATAGAAAATGGGGCGGTATTAATGCACAATTTAGCCGTGGAATTAATCCAGCACAATTTGATATAAATCATTCTGGTAGTGCAGGTGCTGGTTTTAATGGAGCTTGTGCAAACAGAGGACCTATTTATATTTCTGCACAAACAAATCAAACTGGTATATACACAGTTACTGCTGGTATTACTAGTACTTATGGTAGTGGCTACGGAACACCAACTATATCAGTAAGTACAAGTACATCAAGTGCTGGGAGTTCTTTTTCAAATAGCGGTTCTGCCAATATTACTGCATCAACTACCACATATTTTACCGCTTATGGAACTACTTCAAATGGTAAGGATTATTATTATAATACTTTAAGTATGTCAGTTTCTGGCACTTGCACTGCAATTTCTACAGGTGCCTCTGGTGGTGCTGGTGGGGTAGGACAAGGATTTAATCAATCTGCTACATCAGGTTCTGGTGGTAGCTCTGGATCTAATAATGCAGGTTCTGGTGGGACAGGAGGCACTGGCGGAGCTTTTGGTGCTGCTGGATCAACTGGATCAACTGGTGGTAATGGTAGTGGTACATCTATAAGTTTTCCATCTTCTGCACCGGGTAAATCAATACAAGGTGTTAGTAATGTTACATCAAGTGGTAGCGGATCTTTGACTGGAGGTACAGCGTAATGCCGATGACAGCTTTAAAATTCAGGCCCGGAATAATATCTGATATTACCTCATATAGTAATGAAGGTGGTTTTGTTGATGGCGATAAAGTAAGATTTAGATTTGGTTTTCCAGAAAAGTTTGGTGGTTGGGAAAAGTATAGCACTAACACATACCTTGGCAGTGCTAGAAGACTGCATAACTGGGTGGCTCTTGATGGTTCTGATTTTATGGGTATTGGCACACATCTTAAATATTACATAGAAGAAGGTCAGACATTTAACGATATTACACCAATAAGACAAACAACAGGTGCTGGTGATGTTACTTTTGCAGCTACAAACGGATCAACAACAATAACTGTTACAGACCCAGCACATGGTGCAAATGAAAAAGACTTTGTAACATTCTCTGGTGCAGCAAGTTTAGGTGGTGTAATTACCGCTACAATACTTAACGCAGAGTTTCAGATAACATCATTGATAAGTTCTAATGCTTACACAATCACATCAAGTGTAGCAGCTAATTCATCTGATACTGGTAGTGGTGGTAGTAGCGTTGTTGGTACATATCAGTTAAATGTAGGACTAGACAACACAGTTGGTGGAACTGGGTTTGGTGCTGGTCAGTTTAGTGGCACAACGTCTGGTGCTTTGGCAACACAGTTAGCAGAAGCATTAGATGCAAGTGAGACTGCAATAGATGTAGATAGTGCAACAGGTATCACGGCTGGTGATTTAATATTAATAGAAGAAGAACTAATTACAGTTGGCACAATAAGTTCTAATACTTTGGGAACTGGTGGTGGCCCATCAACCAGAGGTGCAAGTGGCACAGATGCCGCAACACATGCAGACAATACTCTCGTAAGGTTAGCAGTGGGTAATGCAAACTCTGACAATGACTTTGTTGGATGGGGTAATGCAGCAAGTGTTACGACCCCCGGAGCACAGATAAGATTTTGGTCACATGATAATTTTGGTGAAGATATAATTATAAACCCAAGAGATGGTGGTTTGTTTTACTGGGACAAAACAAATGGTTTAGGCAACAGAGCCATAGAACTTAGTTCAACAAGCACTTACTCTGGAGAAACGAGTGTGCCTACAATAGCTAAACAAGTTCTTGTATCAGATCAAGACAGACATGTTATTGTGTTTGGTTGTGATGGATTAGGTGCAAACTCAACTGCTACACAAGGAAACGGTATACAAGATCCATTGTTGATACGTTTTTCATCACAAGAAAATCCAGTGGATTTTTTCCCAACTGCTACAAACACAGCAGGTGATTTAAGGTTAGGTGGTGGATCTACCTTCGTACAAGCTGTTGAAACAAAACA